CTCTTCTGTTTGTGCTGTCAAATAGAAAGGGGTTGTGGGGGTAACCCTTTCCCCAAGGGGAAGAGGCATTTAGGGAATTCCCTCACTAGGAAAAGGGTTCTCTACTTTGTAGTTATTCTACCTAGTCCTATGTAGTTCCAAACCCAATAAAATCAATACTTTTACTAACCCTTGGGCAACCCTTGGGCAACCCTTGCCCTAGGCTTAAGGATAAAGATAAAGATATATATAGTATATAATTATTAATTTTTTTTTCTTATTTTTGTGAATATGAAAAGAATACCAACTGAGGTTAAAAGGCAAAGAGGAACTCTTAGGCAAGATAGAATGAATCCTAATGAACCTAAACTTACACCTACTAAACCTCCAATTCCTACTTGGCTTTCTGAGGATGGGCAAAAGGCTTTTGTCGAACTAAGCAATTTACTTTTTGATATGTCTGTTTTAACTGAAGCAGATAGTTTATCTCTTACGCTACTTTGCGATTCTTATAGTGAATATAAAAAAGCAAAGGAAGTAGTAAATGAATTAGGTTCAACTATGGAGGTTATTTCAAGAGAGGGTAATTCAAAATCTGTTATTCGACCTGAAGTTCAAATAGCAAACCAATCATTTGTTAGAGTGTTTCAATTACTTAAAGAATTTGGTTTAACTCCTTCAAGTAGGGCAAAGGTAAATGCTATAGAAAAAGCAAGTAACACTCCTGATGTTAAAATAGAAAACTTTTTTAATAGTGGCGAATAATCTTGACAAAATAAATAAAGAAAAATATTATTTTGACGAGCAATCTGCTAAGAGGGCTTGTGATTTTATAGAAACATTTTGTAAGCACACTAAGGGTTCTTTAGCAGGTGAAAAATTTATATTAGAGGATTGGCAAAGAGAAATTATAGAAGCAATATTTGGTTGGAAATCTAAGAAAACTAAACTTAGAAAATTTAGACAATGCTTTATTTTTATTCCTCGTAAAAATGGAAAGACTACGATGATGGTAGGTATAGCACTCTATATGCTTTTCTCTGATGGAGAGAAAGGTGCAGAGATTGTGAGTGCTGCGGCAGATAAAGAACAAGCAAGATTAAGTTTTTCTATAGCTAAACAAATGGTTTTGCAAGAACCTAATCTTATTAAAAGAGCAGGTACTTATCGTGATTCAATTACCTATGATAAAGTAGGTTCTTACTACAAAGTTATATCGGCTGATGCAGACACAAAGCACGGACTAAATTTATCTTGTTGTTTGTTAGATGAGATTCACTCCCACAAGAATCGTGACTTGTACGATGTGTTACTTACAAGTATGGGTGCTAGAAAAGAGCCACTTATGTTAGGTATAACTACAGCAGGGGCAGGACATCAAAAAGACCACATATCGAAAGAACTTTATGACTATTCTAAAAAATTAATTGAGGGAGTAATTAAGGATGAATCATTTTTAGCTGTAGTATATGAGGCTGATAAAGATGATGATATTTTTAGCGAAGAGGTTTGGAAAAAATCAAACCCTGGTTATGGTTCAATTATTACTGAAGAGTATATGAAACAACAATCAGTAAAAGCAAAAAATGAACCTTCTTATGAAAACACTTTTCGTAGATTACACTTAAATCAATGGGTTGCAAATGAAACTAAGTGGATTAGTGATGAGAAGTGGATGATGTGTGATGGTGAAATAGATACAAAAAACTTAAGAGGTAAACCTTGTTACGCAGGGTTAGACTTAGCCTCTACTCGTGATATTACTTGTTTAGCCTTATTATTTCCTGATGATGAAGATGGATATGATATAATTAATTACTCTTTTATTCCTGAAGAAAATGCTAAAAAAAGGTCTGAAAGAGATAAGGTAAATTATGATAAATGGCATAGGGAGGGGCATATAATTTATACTCCAGGAGATGTTTGTGATTACAATTTTATAAAACAAAAAATTAGAGATTTAAGTGAAGAGTACGATATATGTATGATTGGTTTTGATAGATGGAACGCTTCACAAATTGTAATTGATTTAGTAGAGGAAGGATGCCCTATGATACCTGTAGGTCAAGGATTTAAAACAATGTCACCTGCTACAAAAGAATTTGAAACATTAGTTTTAAGTGGTAAGATTAGACACGCAGGTAATCCTGTGTTAAGGTGGATGATGAGTAATGTTGTACTTACCTTTGACCCTGCAGGAAATGTAAAACCAAACAAAGCAAAATCTAATGAAAAAATTGATGGTATAGTGGCTTGTATTATGGCTTTATCAGAGGCTATGGAAAATAAAAATAAAGGCGGTTCTACATATGATGACAAAGAAATATTTTTCATCTAAAGAAGAACTCATAGGTAGTGAGTATAATAATATTAAAGAAATTGCTTTTAATATTTTAAGGTCTAATACTGACTTACATTTTTTAGATGATTTAGTTCAAGAAATTTGTTTAATTTTATTAAAAGAATCTAAAGAATCTATAATGACAATACACGAACAAGGACACTTTAATTTTTATGTGGCTCGTATTATTAGTAATCAAGTATTGTCATCTACATCACCATTTCATAAAAAATATCGCATAAGACCTCCGAAGGTAGATTTAACAGAAGAAGATTATAATCCATTAGCAGATAAAATTTGGCTTGATGTAAAACATATTTTAACTAAAAAGCAAAGGGTAATAGTAAATTTAAGATTTGTTTATTGTTTAAAAGTTTATGAGATAGCACAAATTGTAGGTGTATCAAAGCGACAGATTTATAAAGACCTTGAAAAAATAAATAAAATTTTAAGAAAAAACAATAAATTATAGTTCACAAAAACACTATTTCTATATATGTATATGGATGAAGTATATTTAAACTAAGGGATTTGGCTACACTATTAGATTTTTTTAGAAGAACACCAAAACAAAAACAACCTAATCAAGAAGAAAGGTTTTATGGCTCAAGTGTGTACACTAACTCATTTTCAGGTTCATCAAGTGGTCAAGCAATATCAAAAGATTCTGCTTTAAGAATTTCAGCAGTTTGGAGTTGCGTAAGAGTAATCTCCGAAACAATAGCTTCTCTACCTATCTCGTTATATGAAAAAGACATAAATAATAAAAGGTCAATACTTTTTAATAATCCACTTCATACAATAGTAGGAGAGCAACCATCCACTCTATACAATTCATTTAGTTTCTTTGAGAGATGTCTAGTCGATTTATGCCTAGATGGAAATTTTTACGCTTATATAGAAAGAAACAATGGAGGTCTACCTACACAAATAATCCCTATCCAATGTAATGATGTAGATGTCTATGTATCGCCTGATGGTAGAGAAGTTTATTATCAAATAAGTCAAAACGAATCAATACCTTACCCAATAACAGGTAGAGTAAATTCTGATAATATGCTACATATTAAAGGTTTATCTACTGATGGTATTGTAGGTAAATCACCTATACAAAGTGCAGCAGAATCTTTAGGAGTATCTTTATCAATAGAACAATTTGCAGGTTCTTTCTTTAAGAATGGTGCATCTATAGGAGGTATTCTTAAACATCCAGGAACTTTAAAACCTGAAACAGCTAAACGATTGAGAGCAGGTTGGAATCAAACTTACTCAGGTAGTATCAATGCAGGTAAAACTGCAATATTAGAAGAAGGAATGGATTTTGTTCCTCGAATGATACCGAACAATCAAGCACAATTTCTTGAAACTAGACAATACCAGGTTAGTGATATAGCAAGAATATTTAGAGTACCTAATCACCTTATAAACGATTTAACAAGGGCTACATATTCTAATATAGAAGCACAACAAATTGACTTTGTGGTTCACACAATTACTCCTTGGATTAAAAGAATTGAAACTGCTTTAAACCAAAAATTAGTACCTGTTAAGCAAAGAGGTGTACAATATTTTAAATTTAATTTAACTGCTTTACTTAGAGGTGATTCTAAAACAAGAGCAGATTATTATAGAACTTTAGTAAATATAGGAGTTTTAAGTCCTGATGAAGTAAGACAATTTGAAGATATGAACTCTATGGGTGGTGCTAGTGAAGGTGTTTATATGCAAAGTAATATGATGCCACTAGATGATTTAGGCACAGCAACAACTAGAGCAGATATAGAATAATATGGCTTTAAAAGACATAGATAGAACTCCAACTTCAGGTATGCGAGAAGAGGCTCGTAAGGGCTTAGAGTGGCGAAAAGAGTTTGGTAGAGGTGGAACTAGCGTTGGAGTTTCAAGGGCAAGAGATATAATAAATGGTGACCTTAGTTTATCATCTATAAAAAGAATGTTTAGTTTTTTTAGTCGGCACGAAGTAGACAAGAAAGCAAAAGGTTTTAGACAAGGAGAAGAAGGTTATCCAAGTGCAGGTAGAATAGCTTGGGCTTTATGGGGTGGAGATGCAGGTTTTAGTTGGTCAAAGAAAAAAGTTGCACAAATAAAGAAAGAGGAAGAAAATAGAATGAAAGTAGGTACAATGATAACTGATGGTATAGAATTACCATTGTACGATTCTAAAGAAGAAGCTGAATCACAAGCAAAGAAAATAGGAGGTGTTGGTTCACACGAACACACTATGGATGGTAAAACATATTATATGCCTTTTGAAAATCACGAACAAGCAAAGGAAGTGATGAGTAAAGTAAATGATAATAGTCATTATGATGATGAAGATGATGATGAAGATAGAGCATTAACAGGTGCAGTAAAAAAAGGTTTACAAAAAAAATCAGATGACCATAATGAAAAAGTTGCTAAGAAAAATATTTCTTGGAACGCTAAAGTAACACCTGGTAAACTAGGTAAAGTATTTAACAGAGGTATTGGTGCATATAAGACTAATCCTGGTTCAGTAAGACCTAGTGTAAAATCACCTGAACAATGGGCATACGCTAGAGTTAATTCTTTTCTTTATGCGATGGAGAAAGGTAAGTTTCGTTCAGGTAAACACGATACTGATTTATTACCAAGTAATCACCCTGTGAAGAAAAGTATGAAGGAAGAAAAAAATTATATTATGGATAAAAAAGAAATTAGATTATATAAAGCAGACTATCAAGTCACAAAAGATGACGAGAAAGAAGAAAAGCGTGTAAGTGGTTACGCTGCTTTATTTGAAACTGATAGTAGAGATTTAGGTTTTATTGAAACTATATCTCGTGATGCTTTTGATGATAGACTTGAAGATAATGTTATCTTAACTTTTAATCACGACCCAAACTTAATGTTAGACAGAAATATTGGTGGTAGTTTAAAACTATCTACTGATGAAAGAGGTTTAAGATACGATGCTGTTTTACCTAATACAACTACAGGTAATGATGTGGCAGAGTTAATGAATCGTGGTTTACTTTACGAATCTTCTTTTGCTTTTACAGTAGAAGATGATTCTTGGTCGCAAGATGGCGATATTACTAGACGAACTATAAATAAAATTGGTCGTTTAGTAGATGTTTCAATAGTTGGTGTAGGTGCATATGCCAACACAGATGTTGCACTTCGTTCTAAGCAAGAGTTTGAGGAATCCTTAGACACTAGCGAAGAAGTTGTGTCTGAACCTACCGAAGAGCAACAAGATATAATAGTAGAAGATAATTCTACTGATGAAGTAGGTTCTAAGTTAAATTTATTAAATAACGAATTAAAATTAAAAAGACGAATATGAAAAATTCGATTGAACTTCGTCAAGAAAGAGCAGAATTAATCGGCAAAGCTGATTCTATGCTTAACTTGGCAAAAGATGAAACTCGTGATTTTACAAATGACGAGCAAGTATCATACGATGGTATGATGGAAAACATTGACAAATTGGCTAACGATATTTCTGTAGTTGAAAGACAAGAAAAATTGAACGCTGAGATTGCTTCAAACCCTGTTTCTCTTGAAACTCAAAATGTTTCTGATTCTAAAGAAGTAAGAGATTATTCTTTTATTGATGCAGCAAAAGCAGCAACTTCAGGTAGAGTTGAAGGTTTGGTTCGTGAAATGGACCAAGAGGCTCGTAATGAAAATAGAAATCAAGAATTTAAGGGTATTGCAATTCCTTATTCAGTTCTTGAATCTCGTGCTGCTGTAAACACAGCTTTAACAGCAGGTTCTGCTCCAACAAATGTACTTTCTTTTGTAGAGCAACTTTCTAATGCTTCTATTTTAATTGATGCAGGTGCAAACTTTTATTCAGGAGTAAGTGCAGACCAAAAAATACCTGTTATTGCAGGTGTTACTACAGGTTTCTATAGTGAAGCAGGTGACGATTCAAGTGCAGCTACTTTAGGTGGTACTGTAACAGGTTCTACTTTAAGTCCTAATGTAGCAATTTCAGGTGTTGAAGTTTCTGCTGCATCTATGGTTCAGAACTCTTCTGTAGAAGGTGCATTTAGAAACTCTATCGCTAAGTCGATTATGTCTAAATTAGAAAATCAACTTTTATCTGCTGCTAACATAGCAGGAGGTCCTGAGTCTTTCTTTGCTGATGCAACTGCTGGTGGTACTACTTTTGATGCAAGTGCAATTACTGATTTAGCTGCTGCTCAAGCTACTTTATATGGTAATGGTGTAGAGATGAACTCTAATATTGCTGTATTATTAAACCCTAATGCTTATTCTGACCTTATGGCTGCTGCAGGAGCAGACTTTACTCCAGGGTATTTAGATATGGTTAGTAGACGAGTTGCTACAATGCCTTACTATGTATCTTCTAATGTAGGTAATGATGCAGGTTCTTTACAAGCGTTGGCTCGTGCTTTAGTAATAGATATGGATTCTGTTCATATGGCTTTATTTGGAGGACTTGATATGCTTGTAGACCCTTACACTAACGCTGCTTTTGGAGGAACAAGATTAATCACAACTGCTTTAGTTGATGGTTTAGCTGTTCAAGCAGGTCGTAGAGTTAAGATTGTTGAAGCATCTTAATAATAACTATAATTAATTAGAAAGGTGAAAGGGTTAATTCCCTTTCCCTTTTCTTTACTTAACCAAATATGTCGTACCTAGATAATATATTTAATTTTGTGGACTATGAGTATCTAAATCCTAGTAGAAATGCTTATGGTAATTTAGAACTTGTGACTGCTGCAACTGCACAAGTAGTAACTACTGATGAGTTAAAATCTCATTTAAGAATAACAACTACAAGTGAAAACACTTTACTTGCAACATATATATTAGCTGCGACACAAATGGCTGAACACTATTGTAATAGACACTTTATAAACGCTAGGTATAAAATAACTTATAACGATTTACCTGATACCTTTAGTTTATATTATCCTGATGTTACAATGTCTTTTGGGAGTGCTAATCCAAATACCGATGATGGTTTGTTTTATTTATCATCTCAAATATCAGATACTTATGTTGTCCTGGGCTTTAGCAATTACATTCTTAAAAACTCAAATCCATATATTTTTTGTAAAAGCAGTAGTTATTCAGAACCTACAGATGCTATTATGAGTAAAAGTGACTTAGAAGGTAATGATGGTCCAAGATGGAAATTTAATTTTACAACAGGTATGGGAACTTCAGCAAGTGATATTCCTGACGCTATAAAACAAGCGATTAAATTAATTGCAGGTGATATGTATTATTTTAGAGAAGATAGAAAAAGACAATTTCCTATGGCTTCTGAGATATTGTTACAACCTTATAAATGTTATTTATAGTATATGGCTTTTATATCTAAAATAAAAGCAGGGGACTTGAATATGCAATTTGACCTTAAAAGACCTGCATATACTCAAGATAATTTTGGTGAAAAAATCCCTTCTCTAGGTTATTTTGTAGTTCAAACAATTTGGGGAAATAAAAATGTATCTTCTCTTAGAAATATAAATGAGAAGTTCGAGGGTGATAAATTACAAAGTTATGGTGAATTTTACATAGTTGTTAGATATGATAGTCTATGGTTTGATATATTAGAGCCTGATTGGATTTTAGTAGATGATGAAAATGGTCAAGTTTATGAAATACTAAGTTACATTATTGACCCAAGAAAAGAGTTTATTGAGTTTAGAACTAAATTGAATACTACAAAAATATCATAATATGTCTATTGATAAAAAAAATAGAGGCATAAGGGTCAAGGGTATTGATAGTTTAAAAAAAAGTTTGACTGAATTAGGTTTAAAACCTAGACAGCAAAGAACTGAAATAAATAAAGCACTTAGACCTGCAGGTATGATTCTTGCTAGGGCTATGCAACAAGAGTATAAAAAAGAATTTAGAAGTAAAGGTTATAAAAGACTATCAGGTAGAACTCCAACTTATAAAACAATAGGAGTTATTACTGCTAAAAAATCAAGAGAGCCTGGTTTGTTTGTTGGTCCACTTAAAAAAAGGACAACACCAATTAAGGTAAAAGGAAAAAATAGTTTTAACTTAACTGAAATGCAAATTCTTGGAAATGCGATACAACGACCTAGAAGAGATATATTTTTAGCAGCAGCTAAAAAAACAGAATCTAGGGTTCTAAGCAAAGCAAAAAAAGACTTAGATAAGTTGTTAGATAAAATGATAAAACAAGCAGGATTTAAATAAGATATGTTTGCAGTAATAGGACAAAAAATAGTAACAAGGTTAAATAGCCAAAGTGCGTTTACTACTGCTAATGGAAGTAATAAGGTTTTTCCTGTTAGGATAAATCAAACAACAGCATACCCTGCTACGACATATGAGATAAGAGATGTAGATAATTTTATATCTAAAGGTAGTTCTTTAGATTCTTGTAATGTAAGTATAGGTATCAATTGTTTTGCACTTGATTATACTACTACTTATTCACAAGCTAAAGCAGCAATAGAGGCACTAGATTTATATTCTGTGACATATACAGAAGATAGTGTGTCTTATACTGCTAAATTTAATTTTGAATCTTTAAGTGATGATTATTTTAACACACCTGAAGTATTCTACAAGGAAATAATTTTTAACTGTTTAATAATTAAAAACTAAAATAAAATGGCAATACAAAATGCTACAGATGTCTTACTAAAAGTAACGACAGCAGATGGATTAGAGGCAATAGCACACTCTACCTCAGCATCACTTTCAATGAGTACAGAACTTCGTGATTCTACAACAAAATCATCAGGCGGATTTCAAGAAAACTTAGGTGGTCTAAAATCTTGGGAATTGAGTGGAGATGCTTTTGTAGATATAGCATCCCCTACAGGTGCAGACATTGAGTCTTTATGGACTGTATGGAACGCAAGAACAGCAGTAACTTGTACTTTTGGTCTTTCAGGAATGACTTATACAGGTACAGCTATAATTACATCTCTTTCAATAGATGCAGGTGTAGAAGAAAACGCTACTTACTCTATATCTTTAACAGGGACAGGCTCTATTGCACAATCATAATATTAACTTTTAAATCCATTAATTATGGCAATTAAAAACGCATCGGATTTATTGGTTTATAAAAGTGTTGGGTCTGCTACTCAAGTAACTAGAATTTTATTCAAAGCAACACCTACAAGTACAACCCTTGGTAATTTAATTATCAAAGATGCTACTAATGCAGCAGGAGTAACAACAGATTTAACTACAGGTAATATTTCTGCTCATACTGCAACACAATCAGCCACAGTAGTGAAAGCTGCTTTAGAAACTTATGGTTATACTGTAAGTGCTGTAACAACATCAGGTACAAGTAGGTTTATTGATTGCACTAATGGTGCTGCAGGTTTTGTACCTACAATTAGAGTTGTTTCAGGTACAGCAACATTAGATGATGCTAAGGTAGATGTAACTATTACAACCTTTGGCTCAAACGCAGGGTATGAACCAATAGCATTTAGTACATCAGCAAGTGTTTCTTTTAATACTGATATGCGAGATACTACAAATAAAGATTCTAGTGGTTTTTATAATGGTTTAGCAGGAGCAAGGTCTTTTGAGATGACAACAGATGCTTTACAAGACTTTACTGCTGATTTAGATTTTCAAGAATTTTTTGCAGATTGGGGAAATAGAACAGAGGTAACTTTAAGGTTTTCTGAAAGATTAACAGGGGGTAGTGATAGGTATTATCAAGGTAATGCTTTTGTTACAAGTTGTTCAGTGGAAGCAGGTGTTGAGGATAATGTTACTTATTCAGTTACATTTAGTGGTACTTCAACAGCAACTACAGATGAACATTAATTTAACTAATAAATAAAAAATGAAAAAGGTAGAATTAGGTGGTCAAGAAAGACCAATTAGATTTAGTTATTTAGCACTAAAAGACATTTGTAAAAAATGTGGATTAAAGTTAAGTGAAATGAATCTATTAGGAACTGAGATAGACCACATTGGGATTATCACTTATTATGGATTAAAATATGGTGCTAAGAAAATTGGCGAACCATTTAAGTACAAAGTTAGTGATATTGAAAATTGGCTAGATAATGAAGATTTCAATAAAATGGGAGAAATCTTTGAGGCGTTTCAACTAGACCAACCTCAAAACGAGGGAAAGTAGTTGAGGGAAAGGAAGTCGATGAAGAGTCAGGTGATATTAATTGGGATAAACTTGAACAAATAGGTTTAGGCAGAATGGGGATGAGTTATGATGAACTTTATGACTCAACCCCAAGAGCCTTTAACAACAAGTTGATTGGTTTTAACGATTACAAGGAACAATTAATGCAAGATAGATGGGAGCAAACTAGAGTAATAGCACACTCAACTCTATCACCTCACTCTAAAAAAAGAATAAAACCTAAAGAAATATTGCCTTTCCCTTGGGATAATAAGAAAAAATCTAAAGTAAAACTAGCCTCAAAAGAACATATACAATCTGTGATAGATAAATACAATAAGAAAAAATTAAATAAAATATAATGGGTGGTATTAAAACTATCTCGATAATTGTAGCTGCTAATATTAAAGGATTAGAGGCTAGTTTAGGAAAGGCTAACAAATCAATTACATCGTTTGCTTCTAATGCTGCAAGAGTAGGTTCAGCCCTTACATTTGGTATTACAGCACCTTTAGCTGCTTTAGGTAAATCAGCCTTAGATACATTTGTAGCTTTTGAGGAAGGTATGACTAAGGTTCGTGCTGTTACAGGTGCTACAACTAGAGAGTTTAAAATGCTTACCGATAACGCTAGAGAGTTAGGTAAGTCCACAAGATTTACAGCACAACAATTTGCTGAACTTCAATTAGTATTAGGTAGAAAAGGGTTTGACCCTAAAGCTATTGTCGATATGACAGGAGCAATATCTAAACTATCTATTGCAACAGGTGAAGATTTAGCTTTAGCAGCCGATGTAGTTGCAAGTTCAATAAACGCTTTCAACTTAGAAAGTACAGAATCAGAAAGAATAGCAAACACTTTAGCAAGTGCTGCTGCCAATTCATCAATCCAACTTAACACATTTGCGACAGCTTTTGGTCACGCAGGTGCATCTGCTCACTCAGTAGGTGTAGATATAGAGGAACTTTCTGCTATGATGGGTGTCTTAATGGATAATGGTATTAAGGCAAGTAAAGCAGGTACAGGACTTCGTAAAGCATTTAGTAAATTAAATGAAGAGGGTATACCATTTAGAGAAACACTAAATAACTTAGCTAATGGTACAATGACCCTTAATGATGCCACTAAATTAGTAGGTGAAACAGGGGCAACTCAACTTCTTATTCTATCTAGTCAAATGGGTAAGGTTAATGCTTTAACCGAATCGTATAGGACTAATACAGGCGAGTTAGATAGAATGACGCAAATGATGAAGGCAACATCAAAACAAAAAATTGCCATAATGAGTTCTGCTATTAACGAGATGAAACTCGAAATGGGTGCTTTGTTAGCAGAGGCACTATTACCATTAATAGAAAAGATTACAGAGTTAGCAAGTGAGTTTAGTGAGTTGGATAAAGGAACTAAAGAATTAATAATTCAAATAGGTACATTTGCTGCACTTATTGGTCCATTGGCTATGTCAGTAAGTTTACTTTCAACTGCACTTATTCCTATAAAAGGTATATTTGGGTTTTTAGCGAGAACAGTAGGACCTATAGTTGTTCCTGGAATAATTAGTTTTGGAACAGCAATAGTTAGTGCAACTAAAGCAGGATTTATAGCAAATGGTATGATAGGTGCTATGACATTTGCTTTTAGGGCATTGACAGCCGCTATGATAGCAAACCCTATTACAGCAGTTGTAGTTGGAGTTCTTGCACTAGGTTCAGCAATATTTGCTTTTACTAGAGATACTGAAGATGCTACAGAAGCTAATGATGATTTTAATGAAAGTTTAAGAGAATCAGTTGCACTAACAGAGGACCAAGCAAAAGCCTTAAATAATGTTCAATTTCCATTTTTACCTGGAAAAGAACCATCTGATGAACCTAAATCTAGGGGTAAAGTAAGTGCAATTTCATTAGGTGCTATTGGACCTAGTCAAATAGATACAGGAGAATCTATTAATAAATTACAAGGTCCATTACAAAGTGTTTTAGATAAATACAAACAAATAAATGA